GGCGACGTATGCGGGACGTCCTGAACGTTCCAAGTGCCTAGCATCCTCCTGCAACACAGGTGAAGTCAGACACTTGAACAGGGCCCACTCGTCATTCACGGAGTTTCCGGGAATGACTGGGCGGAGAACCCACGCTCTAACCAAAGGAGCGTGAGTCTTCTCGTCGTACCTCTCAGCCTCATAAGGCAAAAAGGAGCGACGACCCATGCAAGGTGCTGTTTCCTCAACAACGGGGAAACGACCATCAAGGAGACCCTCGATGATGTCGTCGAGAAAACTGGAGGTCTTCCACAAGCCTCGAAGGTAGAGGTGATTGCGGAATTCCACCAAGGTCGCACACTTGAGAACGTCTGAGCGCGCTGATGGGAAGGGACGACGAAGACGGATTGGAGTCACATCCTCGCCGTCGTAGTAATCCCCACCACAGGACTCCCTGAATTTGCCATTCAGGAAAGTCTTGCCACGGTTTACCTTGAGCCCAAAGGCTTCCAGGTAGTGGATCACGCTCGCGGCGTTGTCCACGGGAACGATGATATCGTCACCGTAGACGCGCACTTTACCCCGCAGGGACTTCAACGTCCCTGCGTGAAGCGGCAGCGGCTCACAGTCGCCGGTTCCCTTTACAGGGTCGACGATTCCCATCAAAGCAATGGTCAAGAAGACCATCGCCTCGATCGGGAAAGTGAGCGCGGAGCCCATCGACGCGAACTTCCGAAGCTTGGGCAAACATAACCCAAGTTCCGGAATCTCGGCTCTGGTCGAACGGCAAGCGTCCACACCCTCGGCAAGCCAAGGGTGGAACGCGAGCATCGACTGTACGAGCCAATACGGCACGCGGTCACTAGCCTCGGAAAGATCAATCGTGGCTAGTGTTCCGACTCGAGAACCTTCACGGGCCATATCCCTGTTGGGCATCTGGTCCGTGAAACCGATCAGGCCTTTACCAGGCCAACGGTCGCTTTCGAGTTCACGCACGAGCGGTTTTGCCAGTGCTTGCTGCATGTACTGCATGCAAGTTGGCTCGATCGCAATAATGCGTGGTGATCGCAGCGTCTTAGGAACGGAGACTACCCTTACGGGCCTTTCCGATCCAGGCTCCAGGAAGTTGACATCGTCTAGGAGGTAGTAATACCTCCAGTTGGGTATGCAGTATTCCCCGTAAGGGAACACGCTCTCCAACCTGGTGGTCCACTCTCGCTGTGCGAACTTACCGTTTCCGATAAGTCCGTCAGCTGTGGCACCAGGACCATGTCTGGGCATGAGCTCGTTGGCGTAGACCATACGGTCCACGTCAGTAAAAAGCTCACGGTACAGAAACCGAGAAATCTCAACAAACCTCGAGATATACTGAGGCGACGTTGAGATTCCTTCTTCTCGAGTTTCAACTTCCATCTCGCATTCTACGTAGTCTCGCATCGCGCGAACTGTTCTGGTGGTACTACAGTCCAGTTCGATCTTCGCGAAGACAGCTGTAAGCTGTCTTATGGCAAAGATGCAATCGATGTTCGGCTCCGGTAGAATGCTACCGCTTCTCCAGTCGAAGACCTGCCTAGTGAAACCCTGCAAAAACACAGGGAGCCACTTCCGACGGTGCTTGAATGCACTGAAATCGGATGAGGCAAGTTGACCTCGTTCAAGAGCTCTTTCGAACTCTTTCCCGAAGTCAGCAAGGGTAATCGTTAGAAACGATATGCCCTCGTCTTCGACGCGACGGCTGACTGTATTAAAGTCAGCCGTAGTGCTAGTTT